CCGTGTCGGTGGCCGCCGACACGGTGGCCGAGCCGCCCGCGCTGACCGCGGGCACGCCGACGGCGGCGATCGCGGCAACGACGGACGCCTGCACGAGCGCCCCGCCGGAAACGACCGGGGAGCCGACGGTAGCCGTGGCGGCCACAGTGGCCGGGGCCGGTCCGGCGCCCGCCTGGAGGGTCGGCGACGGCACGGCAGTGACGGCGGTCACGGTGCTGGGGGTGATGGCCGCGCTCAGGCGCACCGTCGGGGCGGGGATCGCGGCCACGGCGGCCACCGTGCTGGCCGTGACGGTCTGGCCCGTGTTCAGTGCTGGGGCCCCGACGGCCGCCACGGCCGCCACGGTGCTGGGAGTGATCGCCACCGACATGCGCGGGGTCGCCGTCGGCACGGCGGCGCTCGCGGCCACCGTGCTGGCCGTGGCGGTCTGGTCGGCCCGGATGGTGATGCTGGGGACGGCGGCGACCGCGGCGACGACGCTGGGTGTGGCGGTGGCGTTGGTGCCGCCGAGGCTGAAGTCAAAGGAGGGCGGGTTGGCTCCGGCGGCCGTCGTACCGGTCTTGCTGCTGAAACTCGACGTACCGATCGCCACCGTCATGGTGGAGCCGTTGGTGCCGTCGAAGTCCTTGCCGTGGATCAGTTCTTTCGGCGCGCCGCCGGACACGTCGCGCCAGGTGGTGAGCAGGTTCGACTTCATCGAGTCAAGTTCGGCGTCGGACAGGACCCGGGTCCACCAGCACATGATCGCGATCGGGCCGTTGCCCTTGATCACGTTGAAGCCGATGCGCAGCTCGGTGGCGGCGCTGGCGTTGTCGCCCTGGTTGCCGGAGCCGGTGGAGACGCCGTGACTCATCGTGCCGGAGCCGTCGGCGGCGTACGCCCAGACGTGGTGGCGATAGGTGTTCGATCCGGCGGCTTTCGACTGCGCGATCAGATACCAGGTGCCCTGGGTGAGGGTGCTGAAGCCGCTGCTGAAGTCGTTATTGCCGTAGATCTTGTTGGTGTCCTCGAACAGGGCCCTGACCTGCGTCGACGACACGAACGCCCCGGCGAAACCGCCGTTGTTGTTGCCGACCGCGGGCTGCGCAAGCACGGCGACGGTGTAGGCGCCTTGCGTCACCGCGGATGCGGTGCCCGCGGTGAAGCTCAGGTATGAGTTCGCGGCGGTGATGTCGAAGGACACGGACACGACATCACCACCGCCAATCGATCAGCTTGACTTAGAAAACGCCCTGACCTGCAGGATCATGGCGTCCAATCGACCGTAAATACCCCAGTCGCTGCCCACTGGATGCCGAAGGTGCCGTTGACGGTGCTGTAGGCGGTGCCGCCGAAGTAGACGAGCACGATCAGGTTGTCACCGGCGAGGGCGTCGGCGTAGATCCGGGCCGCCACCGCGCTGGTCAGCGTGGTGCTGGCGACGCTGATGTCGCCCATGTCGTACATCTGGGTGCCGGTCGGCGACTCGGTGTTCGTCGGCGACGTCGACGTGCCGCCCGCGGCCGCCGCCGACAGGGCGATGCCGCCGGACGCCCAGCCGGTGCCGGAAACCTCGTTGGTGCTGGACCACGAAACGTCGGTCGAGAAGTTGGGGGTGGCCGCGTTGCTCAGCAGCGCGATCTTGTGCGTGGTCAGCGACAGGTCGATGGCCAGCTGGGTGGCGTCGAACACGTCGATCATGTTGGCTACGTACAGGCCGGACACGGAGACAGCCATCGTTACGCCTCCTGTCCTGCGTGGTCGGCCAGGGCAACGGCCAGCTGTCCGGCGGCCTCTTCGGCGGCCGCCTGGGCGCGCTCAAGGTTGGCCTGCATCGCCTCGAAGGCCTCGTCGGGCACCTCGTCGTCCTCTTCGGCGGCCGCGAGGGCCTGCTCCAGCGCGGCGACGAGGGCGAGCGCGTCGCGTTCGGTGCGGCGCAGGCGGCGCCAGCGCTGCAGCTCGTCGGCGGCCGCCCGCTCATCGGCACGACGCTCCGGCGTCGGGTCCTCGAACAGGGCCTGCTGCGCGGCGACGTAGGCCGCGGTGGCGCCAACCTCCGCCTGGGCGGCGTCGTCGTCTCCGGCGGCCCGGCGGGCCTTCGTCTCCTTGTACGGGAAGTGCGAGAGCGGATCCGCCAGCCGGTCTGCGAAGGTGGGCCGCTCCGAGCCCGGATAGGTCACTGGTGCGCTCCGATCTTGAGCTTCACGGTCTGCGGCCGGAGCAGGACGTCCTGGCGTTCGCCTTTGACGGCGTGCTCGGTGACGGTGTTGCCGAGTTCGTCCGTGGTGGCTTTGATGCGCACGCCGTCGGCTCGGCGCCCTTCGCGGACGACGTTGCCGGTCCGCCGGGAGATGACGCCCACGGACCGCATCCGGGCCAGCCACTCCTCGCGGGTTTCGCCGGTGCGGTCTTCCATGCGGTTGATGTTGGTCTGCATTACCGGGTGACCCCTCTCGTACAGCGGGCCACGCCGGAAGCCAGCGGCTCCACCTCGTCGCCGTCGGTGATGACCAGGTCGTAGACGCCGGACCGCCACGCGTACCCGGCGGTCGTGTCGGCGTCGATGGTGGCGGTGACGACGCCGTTGGCGGCATCGACGTCGACCACGGCAGTGGCGAGGATGTCCGTGGCGTCCTCGGTGGCCCGGACCTGCATCGCGCCGGTCCAGCCGGTGAGGTCCCGGATCTCCACCTGGTCGGTGTTGCCGGTCGGGTCGACCTCGACGCACTGGATGCGCAGGGTGAACGTCGAGTAGGTGCGGATCTCGATGTTGGTGACCACGGCCGTCACAGCGCCCACCCCCTCACTCCCGGTACGCGAAAACCGGCGGCAGTTGCCCGCCGCCGGTCTCCTATCCCCCGCATGGGCCCCGACGGCCCGGGTTAGTCGGTGATGCGCTCCAGCACGGCGACCGCGGCCGGGTGCGTGACCTTAAATGCCCGCCTTGTCCGGAATTTCATCGCGTAGTCATCCGTATCGTCCTGGGCGCGCGCGTCGTCGGTCAGCGTCTCCGGGCCGGACCGGTCGCCACGCGCCAGGTTGCGCTTGTTCGCGTAGATCAGCAGGTCGTTGCCGCTCGGGGAGCCCGAGTTGACCGCGGAGGTCTTGCAGCCACGCGACCAGTAGATCGGGGTCTCGAAGAGCAGGTCCGGGGTGCCGTTGCCCGGCAGGCCGGAGGTCGCTCCGCGGCCGCCGGTGCCCGGCTGGAAGATCGGGCGGCCCTGGGCGTCGACGCACATACGCAGCGCGTCGCGCCAGCCCGGGGCGGCGATGACGATCATGTCCGGGTTGTTCCAGTACTTGCCGGTCTCCACCAGCTTGAACACGTACGAGAGCTTCTCGTACAGCGACGTACCCGCCGGGGTGGTGGGGACGCTGATCAAGTCGTCGTCCCACGTGGTGTAGTTCACGTCGGCGACGTAGCTGGAGTTCGAATCGGTGGTGCGGACCGTCTTGTAGACCGAGGTGAACGGCACGGTGGTGCCGTTTTCGGTGCCGGTGACGGCCAGGCAGGCGTTGTCGAAGACGTCGGCGTACGAGATGGCCCAGTCGAGGGCCTTCGTGCCGAGGACGTCGAGGCGGCCGTTGGCGTCGGCCAGGTCATCCTCGTCAACCGTCACGCGGGCGATGAAGCGCCGGGCCGTGAGGGTGACGTCGTCGTTGGTGCTGGTGTCGGAGACGTAGGTGGTGCCCGCGGAGACGGTGATGCCCGCGGAACGCGGGATCGACTTCGTCTTGCTGGACATCGCCACCCGGCGGAACTGGCTCTCCGCGACGGACTCAACGAGCACCCGCTGGACCACGGCCGAGTCGTACTCGATCGGGATCCACGTGGTGATGTTCATGTTGGCGCCACCGGCGGCAACGTAGACAGGCTGCCCGCCGCGGGTAGAGCCGACGACCTTGCCGGAAACGGCCTCGTCGCGGTCGGTGGTGACCTCCCACTGAACGCGGGAGTTGGTAAGACTGCGCGTCATTGAGTGGACTCCTTCGCCACGCGCACCGATGGGGGTCGATGCTCGTCGCGAGCGAAGGTGGCGCAGCTGGAGGCCCGTCACGGGCTTTGTCCAGGTGTTTGCCTTACCTGATCCAGAACGTTAGCACAAGCGTTTCAAAGGGCCAATACCACATGTGGCCAGGCATGGAAAAGCCCCCGTTGCGTAAGAGGCAGCCGGGGGCTTTTCGGGAGACCTGGGAGGTCGATCCTGGTCAGAGCTTACTGGGATGTCGTGGCCCGATTCTACTGCAGGCGCATCCGCTCCACCATCTGCTCCGCCCAGCCCTTCGGCGCGCGGGCCTGGCGGCCGCGGTCCCCGCCGTCGGCGGCGCGGGCGCCGCCGCGGACCCCGGACCGGCGCGGCGTCGTCGCGGCGCGGTCGTTGTTGCTGCGGGTCTCGCGCTCCCGGGCGCGGCTTGTGCGGCGCGGCTCGAAGAACGTCGGGAAGTCCTCTTTCAACCGCTCGATCTCCTCCTCGATGCCGAGCAGCTCGAAGCCGGAGTCGTCCATGTCCAGCTCGATGGCGTCGTGGTCGAGGGTGCGGAGCGCCCGCTGCATCTGGCTGGCGGTGCCGGTGAACCCGGCGTCGGCAAGGGCCAGCCGGGCGGCCTGCTCGGCGAGGATCGGCAGCACCACGTCCCGTTCGGCGCGGCGGCCGCGCTGCTCGGCTGCAAGGACCTGCCGGGCGATCTCCCGGTCGCGCTTGCGCTGGTCGACGGGCTGCGGCTGCTCCGGCTCGCGCTCGTAGTCGCCGTCGGGGCCGTAGCCGTCGCCGTCCTGGTCGTCGGGGCTGACCACGTCGTCGCCGAACGGCTGGCCGTTCTCGGGGTCGATGCCGCGCTGTGTCAGCCACGTGGCAAGGTCGTCGATGCCGAGCTTGTCCATGGTCTTGCCGACGCGGCGGCGCTTCCCGGCCTCATTGTTGGCACGCTTCAGGGCACTCTGGACGCGGTCCCACGATTCGCGGGTCGGCGGGGTCCAGCCGTCCTCTTCGGCGCCCTCGTCGTCGGGGTCGTCCTCGTCGTCTTCGTCGTCGTCCGCCTTCGCGCGGGCCGGGCGGCGGCCGCGCATCGAGGCAGGAACTTCCTCGTCCTCGTCGTCATCGTCGTCATCATCGTCGCGGTCGTCGTCGAAGTCGGGGCTGTCGTCGTCGTCGCGGACGCTGAAGTCGACGCCGCCGCCTCCGCGGCCGCCCTGGGCCGGGTAGACGGGCTGGCCTCCGGTGGTGTAGCCGACCGGGGCGAACGGGTTGGCGAAGTGCAGGGGCGCCATGGGGCGCGTCAGGTCCAGTGTGGTCATCGCGACCGCCTCCGATTCGTGCCCGTCACGGGCGGACATCACGTCGTTGATCAGCGTACGCGAACGCATGTACGAACGGGAGTGGCTGGGAAGCGAAAAGCCCCGGCCGGGGCCGGGGCTTCGGTTGGCTACCCCCAGTCGCGGAGGGTGTCGACGTAGGCGGCTTTCGTCCGCCACCTCCGATCGCACCGGGTGCACTGCACCTCCGAGTACGCCGACGGGGTGAACCGGCCACCGCTGAAGGCGGAGTAGTTGCCCCGCCGGACGGTGACCCGCCAGTGGCTGCGGTGGTTTTGCATGCAGACCCGGGTGCGCTCACGCTCGCGCATCAGGAACAGGTCGCCGTATCCCAGGTCAGGCATGATCTCTCCTCAGTTGACGAACGTAACGCGGGACAGTTCAGTCTGCGGGATGCCCTGGTACTCGTCGTGCTTCTTGACGGTGCCCTTGATCCGGGCGGTGAACGGCTCGTTGCCCGCCTCGTAGAACCGGACTCGCGCGGCGTGACCGAAGCCGCCGGACGCCCAGGTCTTCAAGGCCTGGCCGTCGGCGGTCTCCATCGTGACCAGGTAGCGCATGCCATAGTCGCCCTCGAAGCCCTTGACGTTGCGGACGGTCACGTCGACCTCGGCACGTTGGCCGACGGTGCCCCAGTGCCCGGCGGCCCGCTTGGCCTCGATGCGGGCGGCCCGATCGCCCAGGGTGCGCATCGCGGCCTCCTCCTGCTTCTCGGTGAGGGGCTTGCAGCCTCGCACGTTGCGGGCCATGTCGCCGAGGAAGCCCCGGCCGTAGTCGTCGCTGTACTCGTCCTTCGGCTGGGCCAGCAGGGCGGCGATGAGGCCGAGGCGGCCGGGGACGGCGTCACGCCAGGCGTCCCAGGCAATGGCCTGCTGGTGCAGCTCGCGCATCAGCTTGCGCTCCGCGGCGCGCTGGCGGGCCTCACGGCCCTTGACGAGGCGGTGCGCCTCGTCCCAGCCCTTGGGGATCAGGGCGCCGAGGCCGTTGCCGTAGCAGCCGTAGCACATGGTGCCGTCGAGCTGGTTGTAGCTGAACTGGCCCCAGCCGCCACAGCGGCCGCACGGGTGGTAGACGGCGGTGCCGTTCTCGACGGTGCGGAAGACGTAGCCGCGGATCTCCCAGGTGTGCTCGATCTCGCGGGTGGCCCGGTGGTCGCGGGTGTGCTCAACGAACGAGCCGGTGTAGGTGACGAACTCGGGGACCTCGATCGGGGCGGTCTGCTCGTCGGTGGTGGTCTGCAGCATCTGAGGCCTCCTTCGTGGTGGAGACCCCAGATTAGCAACTTGTCACACGGTGTGTCAACTAACGTTGGTCGCTGAGGGCGATCGAGTCCCAGTAGCGGCGGCGCGGGCCCATCAGGGCCTGCACCAGGGCGGTCTTCGACATGCTGGCCGCGCCGGGGATGCCTGCGTCCCGGGCCATCGCCTTGAGTCCGGCGAGGGTGTAGCCGTTCAGCAGCCGCTCGGCCGCGTCGTCGTTCGGGGCGACCCGGACTTGATACATGCCGTCGGTCTCGCCCTCGCGACGTGGCGGCAGATTGCCGCCGGTGGCCGTGCGCGGGTTGAACGCCTCGGTGCGCGGAGCCTGCGCGGGCCGGGAGCCAAACCGTCGCGGGGCCGCCGCCGACTGCAGCGGCAGACCGGCGTCGAGCAGAGCCTGGCGGGCCTCCGCGAGTTCACGCCGTGCGGCGCTCTCCCGCGGGCCGTTCAGGTTGTCGCCGTCGAGCCCGGCGACCCGATCGGCCGCCCGGGAGTACCGCTCGCGCAGCGACGCCTCGTCGACCGGCCCGGCCGGGCGCAATGGGGCCGCCTGGGGGCGGGCCGGGGCGGGCGCCGGGGCGCTCTCCCGCGGCGGCGCGTTCCGGAACGTCGCCGTCCGGGTGGCCGTGCCCTGCACGGTGCGGTCGTCCTTCACGTCGCCGACGATGACCTCGGTGGTCGAGCCGTCGGCCTTGTGAACGGTGAGCCGCTGGCCGGGCTGAACGTCCCCCGCTGGGCCGATGATCATCCACTCGTCTCCGGCCCTGAAGTAGATCGTCTTGCCGGTCTTGACCTGGTCGAGGAGCCGCTGTGCGCGGGCGACCGCCGGGTTGCTGAGGTCCGGCTTGACCTCCGGCGTACGGGGCGGCCGCGGGAACTCGCGGTCGAGGGCCCGGTTGCTGGCCTGGATGGCGTCCTGCGCGGCGAGTCGCTCCGCCCCGGTGCGGGTGTCCCGGTCCCGGTCGGGGCCCTCGATGGCGCGGCGGGCAAGCTCCGCCTGACCGCGCTCCCACGCCCGCTGCCGGGCCGACACCGGGGCGGCGGGAGCCGCCGGGGCCGGGTTGCTGCCGGTCGACTCGGCGAGGATCTGCCACCCGGGCTTCTTTTCGGCCGCCGGGGCGGTCTTCGCCGCTTTTCCCGGACGCTCCCGGACCGCCTCGACGATGAGCCGCTTCGTCTCCGCCTTGTCGTACGGCCGGGGCACCTTCACCCCGAGATCCTTCGCAAGCTGCTTCAGCCCGGCGTCGGTGTAGCTGAGATTGGCCTCCGCGTCCTGACCTTCGGCCAGGTCGCGCTCGACGTTGCCGACGACCCGCTTGAAGAAGGCCTCCCGGTCGGCGACCCGGCGGGCCGCTTCGGCGTCCTTCTTGGCCTGGGCGGCCGCCTCCTTCTCCTCGGCGGTCGGCACGACCCTGGCGGGCTTCTCCGGGGCCTTCGCGATGCCCCCGACGGTCACGATCTGAGTACGCCGGTTGCGAACCTGGGCAGCCTCGTTCTGGCCACCCAGAGCGCCCTGCAACGACTGCGACCAGCGGGACACGTGGTGCGACTCGGCCGGTCCGGCGTCCAGATTGTCAGCCTGCTTACGCTGGCGAGCTGCCATGTCGCGATGGTTTTTGACCATGTATGCCGGACCGTAGCGATCGAACCTGGTCTCTCCGACCTTATCGCCGTCGCCATACGCATAGTCGTAGCGGATGGTGTCCTTCGGGTCCGGGATGCCGTACTGACCTTCGTCACTGAGGTAGGTGCCGCCCCCGCCGTATCGACTACGGCGGGCGGTGCGCTGCACCGGCCCGAACCCGGGCAAGTAGTACTCGAACGGCGATGCTCCGTTCCGCTTATCGTTGTCGCTGCGGTTGGCGGTGCGGTGCTTCTCCAGCTTGGAGAAGTCGGATCCGGCGTCGACCCAGGCCTGCAACGCGTCAGCGAAGCGGTCGCTTTCGGTGGCCGAGGCGCGCAGGTCGCGGGCCTGGCCCCGGTGGTCCTCGGTGACGACCACGGCGTGTGTGTACGCCATCGTCTTCGAGGTGCGCTGCGCGGTGGTGCCGTCGGGCAGGGTAACCGTGGTGGTGCGACCCCGGCTCGACTCGGTAACGCCCAGCTGCGGCTCGCCGGTCGACTTGGCCTTCGCGGTCATGTTCGCCTCCGTGGTGGGGGAGTTGCTTGCCCCACCATTCTGCGAGTTGTCACGCGGTGTGTCAAGTCCGCGTTTGCGCAGCTCTGCAGTAGCCGCGTTGGACAGCGGCGACCCCGGCGCCGACTTGGCGATGTTGCGCAGCGTCGGCTCGTTGAGGCGCTCCAGCTCACCCGGCCGGGGCGTGTCGCTGGGTTTGGCGGTGCGGTCCAGGTCCACGTTCAGGATCGCGTTGTGGGCACGCTGGGCCGCCGCCTCCCGGGCGGCGTCACCTTTTGGGAGGTCGATCCCCCTCCGCTTCGCCTCCGCCAGCAGCGCCTTGCCCTCCGGCGACTCGGTGCCGCGCATCTGGATGCCGTTGCGCACCTGGGCGTCGGTGAGGTTGGTGTATTTGGTGTCCGGCGCCGACTTCGCCCGGTCCCCGATGGCCTTCGCCAGGCCGTGCATCCGCTGCGACTTGGTCCCGGCGGGCAGCTTGACGCCCAGCACCTTGGCCGCGGTGCTCATGTCGCCCAGGGTCACGCCGTGCTCGGCGTCGCGGGCCTCCATGACGGCCAGGGCCTCCGTCGGGGTGGCGTCCCGCAGGGCGGCGGCCAGGTGGCCTTCCCGGGCGGCCTTCATGCGGTCACCGGCGATCGCCTGGTTGCGCAGGTAGTCGACGCCCTTCTGGCGCTTCCACGACGCCGGGAAGCCTGCCAGACCGGCCGCGCGGGCGATCTGGTTGAGTTCGTCGATCGTGCCGTCGGCGGCGTAGCGGTCGCCCGCCTTGAGCCGGGCGGCCCGGCCCTCGATGGAGTTGTCGATCGGCGGCGGCGCCGTGTAGGTGAGTTCGCGCAGCTTGGCCTTCGCCCCGGCCACGTGGTCGGCGTCGACCTGACCCCGGATGGTGGCGCCATGGAAGCCGCTGCGGTTACTGGCGATCGTCCGGTTCTTGGTCTCACCGGAGTTGGCGACCTGACGCAGCTCGTCCAGCACAGTGCGCTGCCGGGTCTCCGGCAGGGCGTCGAACTGCTCCCGGGTCAGGTTCTTGTGCCGGTCGTAGCGGTCGGCCTGGGAGCCGACGCGCTTGCCGCTGGTCATGAGGCGGCCGCCCTGGCCGTCGCGGTCCCGCGGCGTCCAGCCGAGCTTCTTCGTGCCCCGGTCGGCGGGCAGATTGTCAAGGTCCAGCTGCCGGTTACGCGGCGGGGTGTGCTGCTGGTGCTGGCTCGACGGCTCACCGACCCCGGCCGGGTTGAGCTTCTTGGCCTTCGCGGCCGACAGTTCGGCGTCCTTGGCCTCCAGGAGGGCGGCGAGCTCGTCGTTGGACTTGCCGCGCCGCTCCCGGAGCGGGATCTGCTTCTGCCCGGCGAGGATGTTGAGGGTGGTGCGGTTCATGCCGCGGTAGTTCGCGGCACCGCCCTTGTCGGGGGTGGCGTTGAAGGTGTTGGCCCGGATGTTGGCCATGGTGCCGGATTCGGGGCCGTCGAGGCCGAGGGCCTCGCGGGCCTTCCGGGCCTTGATGGCGGCGTCGGCTTTCGCATAGCGCTGCTCGATCTCCGACTCGGACGGCCGGTCGTCTTCCAGGTTGCCGCCCTTGTGGAGGCGCCGGGGGGCGTCGGTAAGCAGGTCGGCCTTCGTCGCCAGGTCGGCCGGGTTCGGGTCGGGCGTCTGCTGCAGGGCAGGCTTCGGCGCAGCCTTCTTCGCCGGGGCCTTCTTGCCGCTGCGCGGGGTTGGCCGGATGTCGAGCGGCAGGGCCGCCCGCCGGTCGCGCTCAGCCTCGTACGCCTGGCGCTCCCGGGCCTGCTCCTCCAACCGGTTCGCGACCGCCTCAAACTGGTCGGCACGCTGCCGCAGCTTCGCCTGGCGACCATCGGTGTCGTAGCCCTTGCCGGGGCCGCCCATCAGGTTGTCGTTGTACTGCTGGCGGTCGTCGGCCAGCCTCCGGTTGGTCGCGGCAGCCTTGCGCAGGTCGGCAGCCGCCTCGGCGTGCGTCTTCTTCGGCGTGCCGAACCCGCCCGGCGTGGACGTGTCGCGGGCCGCCTGGTCCAGCGGCTTGAACGTCGAGTCCCGGGAAACCAGGGGGGGCTCATTCCAGCCACCAGCGTTGAGCATCGGCAGGCCCAGATCCTGCATCGCCGTGTGCACGTTCGGGCCGCCCACCTCATCGTGATGAGGCGTCACCACCTTGGCCAGGGCGGTCTTCATGGTCATATCGACGGACCGCGCCCCCTGCCCGGCCGAAAAGCGCGGCTTCTTGCCATCGGGATCGGTCAAGAACTGCGTCTGGATGTACCGGCCGTCCGGCGATTTGAAGGTGATCAACCGATGCATCGGGCTCTGATCGGCGATCTGCCAGCCGTGCTGTTCCATCTGCTCGACGACCTTACGGGCCGTCGCGTTCTTGACCAGGCCTTCACCGGGGCCGCTGCCCAGCAGCTTGTCGTAGTTGGCGCGCTGCTCGTCGCTCAGCTTCGGCGTCATGGCAGCACGCTTCGTCTCGGCCGACGGGCGACCCCTCGTGGTGGTGGACACCCCGCTACCCTTACCGCTGACACGCGGCGTGTCAACCGGCTGGGGCTCGGCTTCCTCAGCGAAGTTCGTCTCGGCCAGGGGGCGGTTCGCCAGCGCCCGCGACTCCGCGAACGCCGGGTCGTCGAACGGGTTGGCACGCTTCGTCGCCGCACCGGTCGCCGCCGCCGTCTTCGCCTGCATCGCCAGCCGGTCGCGCTCCTGGTCCTCCTTCGACAGCTTCCGCGTGGCCAGGGGCGACTTCTGCGGGCCGCCGAGCAGCTGCCCCCACACCTCCCGGCCGGTCATCGAGCTGCCGTGGGCACCCTGGGCGCCACGCTCGTACTCATCCCGCGGGGGCCGCGGCACGCCGACGCCACGGTGCGACTCGGAGACGTTGCCGCCGTGCGACTCGGCGTCCGCCTTCAGGCTGGCCATCCGGCGCTTGATCATCTTTGCCTGGGCGCCGTCCGGGTCGAGTCCCTTCAGGCGGTCGGAGAGCTTCAGGTACTGGTCCCGGGCCTCGGCGTTGAGCTGTGCCGTCCCGGCGCGGGCATCACTGTCGGCCTTCAGGTCACGCGGATCCTCACCCTGCAGCGCCGTCATGGCGCGCTCGCGCGTCGCCGCGGTCTCCTTGGCGCTGCGCGGCGTCTTGCCACGGGTCGTGGACGCCGGGCGCCGGGCCGGACCCTCGACAGGCTGGTGCGGGGCGAGGTTCGTGCGCCGCTGCGGCGCGTGCGTAGCCAGCGCGGCCTCCGCCTTCGCGCCCCGGGCGATCCGCGGGCGACCCGGGTGGCCGGGTGCCGACGTGCCCGCCTTCAGGCCGTCGTCGGCGTTGCGGAACTTCTCCGCCGCCGCCCGCACCCACTCGGGGGAGCCCTTCCGGGCGAACCGGCCGTTGCTGGCCCGCGGGTGCTGCCACTCGCGGAAGATCCTCTTCGTGCGGGCCACGCCTACCGTCCCCCTCGCGTCTGCGCGATCTGCGCACTGACCTGCTGCATCCAGCTGTCGACCTGCGTTCCCCGCGGTGTCCGGCGCAGCTGCTGCCGGGCCGTTTCCTGCCGGGTCCGGGCATGCTCGCGCCGCATCCTGGCAACGAACACCTGCGCCCGCCCCTCATCGGAGGCCCGGGAGTCCGCGCGGGCGCCGTACCCGAAATCACCCTCGCGGGTACGTGCCGTCGCAGTATCCGGGTACCGCTGCGTTACATAACGCGCGTCGCTCAGCTCCGGCCGCCCCCGCATCTCACCCCGGCGCTTGGACACCACATCATCTTTGTGCTGCATCGAGGCGGCCCACTGGTGCGTGTATTTGCCGTTCATCCGCTCGCCGTAGCTGTTGAAGATCCGGCGGTCCTTGTCGACGAACGTGTACTGCGCCCCCATGTCACCGGGGTTGCGGCGCAGGCCGATCGTCTCCCGGTACATCTCGAACGCCTGATCGAGACGCACGGCCTCGTCGTGTTCCTCGTCGGTCCGGTCCCGGCCCTGGCCGCCCTGCTCCGGGGGCAACGGGATGCGCCACAGCCGCCGATGCTCGGCGGCCGCCTCGGCGTGACCCTCGGGGTGAAAGCTGTTGCTGCGCTTGAGGCCCTGGACGCGATCGGAGTCGAGCGTGCCGGAACGTCCCGAACGCTCCGCGAACGCGTCCATGTGCTCGGCCCATCGGGCAATGGCCGTGTCAGTGAACCGGCCATGCGTGTCACGCCGGTGTTTGCCTTCGTCCCAGGTCACGCCTTACCTCCCTGCGTGCTGGATCCGGCCGCCGACGGCTTCGCCGGTGGTGCCGCCTTCACGGCCTTCTTCGGCGCGGCCGCCGCCTTCTTCGGCTGCGCCTTCGCCGGTGCCGCCTTGCCCGCGGTCTTCGCCGGGCGGGACGTCACCTTCTTCGGTGCCGCGCCCGGCGCCCCCGGCCCGCCCATGCCGCCCGGGGGAAGCACCGGCGGCGGGTCCCGGAACGTCGGCGCGGGCAGCGGATCGGCGTCCGGCTCCGCCTCGGCGGTGCCGTCGGCGAGGTTGCCGATGATGCGGCTGATGAACGCCTGCATCTGGTTGTCGCTGACAATCCCGGCGGTAACGCCCGAGGCCAGGGCCTGCACGGCGGTGCCGACCTCGCTGAGCAGCGTGATCCGCTGCTCCAGGGTCAGGCCGTCGTGTTCTTTCAGCCACGCGTCGATCTGGTCGTCGGGGTATCCGGCCTCGTTGAGCAGCACCTCACTGGGCACGCCCAGTTCGGCTTTCGCCTTGAGGACCTGGAGGCCGTTGAGGTCGTTGATCGGCGCCGCGGGCTTCCACCGGACGTCGACGGCCACACCGTCGATGCCGAGCATGCGCAACGCCAGCTCGTAGGCGTCCTGCCACTCCGGGTCGTAGCGGCTCTGCCGGTCCTCGATGATCGAGTTCCGCCCGGCGTTCATCTCCCGGGCCGCCTCACCCGACGGCATGTCCGTGGTGTTCTTCGTGAACGCGTACAGCGGCTGCCCGGTCAGCTCGGCCATCGACTTGATGAACCGGTCGAGGGGCTTCATGAACGTGTCCGGGTCGGCCGCGGAGTACTGGCCGGTGGACTTGCCGAACATGCGCCACACGCTGCCCGGGTCGGACTTCAGCCCGGACGTGCCACCTTCGCCTTCCGGGTCGTCGTCCTCGTCCTCCGGGTGGTCGGGGTCGAGGTCGTTGTACAACGGATCGTCGATCTTCGGATCGACCATGACGTACCGCTGCGGGAAGCCCTGGTACTCGATGACCCCGGCGTACGACCAGATCAGCTTGTTGATCAGCGTCTGCGGGCCGTAGGCACCGACGTGTTCGGGCTGGCCGCACGGCACGTCGTTGCGGAAGTGGAACCAGGTCAAGCCCCACTTCGCGACGATCGTGTCGTCGCCGACGATCTTGTCGACGGCCGCCTGGTCGTAGGCGCCAGACCGGGGCGGGAATGCCTCTTCGGCCTCGTCGTCGAGGCCTTCCTCCAGCTCGTCGGGGTCGGAGAATTCGTCGGCGGCCACCTCGGCCATGTCGGCGATGTCCCGGGCCTCGGTGAGCCGGTGCCACGAGCCGGGCAGGGTCGGCGGGTCGCCGGGCTCCGTCACCCAGCGTTCGACGCGGCCCTCACCTTGGGTGATCTGGCCTTTCGGGTCGATCTGCAGCGGCCCCGGGTAGTAGAGGTTCGCCCGGTAGACGAGCTTCCGGCCCTGCGCGGTCAGGCCGTCTTCGCCGAAGTCGCTCGGGGTCTCCCACGACTTGATCACGTAGGCCACGCGCAGCGGGTCTTCGGGGTCGTACATGAAGGCGACGTTGTGGGCGGTGTTGACCCGGAAGTCGACGCTGACGACCTTGCCCGCGTCGTCTTCGACGGGCCACAGGAGCAGGAACGCCTCACCGTGCTTCGAGACGGTCTTGTGCAGGGCCTTCTCGTACACGTCCAGGCGGTTGTTGTGCCGGATGAGCTTGACGGCCGCCTCAGCGCGCTGCAGGGCCTCTTCGTCGGCGGAGGCCTCGTCGTCGTCCTCGTCGTCGGTCGGCTCGTCCTCGTCGGTGACGGGGGCGACCTTGACCGCGGCGATCTGCAGCCGGTTGGCGATCTCGTCGACGGGGATCCGGGCGTAGTTGAAGTCCTGGACGTCGTCTTCGGCGACGCCCTGCTTCAGCAGCAGCTTCCGCACCTGCTGGGAGGCGTAGACCATGCCGACTTCGCCGTCGTAGTACTCGTCGGCGATGTCGGCCCGGGTCCGCTGCTCCTGCAGCACGGCGAGGCCTTCGATGATGTCGCGGCGGGCAAGCCGGTCACGTTCGGCGCTGGCCGGGCTGGCAAGGCGGCGGATGAACGGGTCGTTGGCGAAGTCCGACCCACGCCCGGCGCCCGCGGTCGGAAAGGTGTGCGCCGGGGTGTTCGTCCGGGGCCTGGCCGGTGCCGCCATGAAAAACTCCCGCCGGGCTGGACGTTATGGACGCCCATATGCTACGGCGGGAGATCACTTAGTACAACCGTACGAACTGGGGAAACGTACCGCCCCAGGTCAGCCGACGAGCGGCCAGGCGGCCCAGTAGCCGAATTCGGATGCCACCCCGGCCTCCTCGGTGTCACAGAACCGCACGTATTCGTGCCGGGTGGTGATGTCCTCGGCGACGTCACGGTCGACGGTGAGGAACGCGTCATCGTCGACGCTGACGACGGTACCGGTGGCCCGGTACGAGCTGTCCATCGGCGGGCGCATGGTGACCTTGTCACCGGGCTGCGGTTCCACCGTTGCAGTGTAGGTGCCGCATCCGGCGTTGAGGTCGTCGGCGTGGGCGGGGACGGTGGGGGCGAGCAACGCGGCGGCGACCGCGAGGGGCGCGAACACCCGGTACAGCTTGATCATTGAGGCTCCTTGGTGGTTGGTTACCTCATAGTAACCCCGTTTGTCACGCCGTGTGTCGATCCTTGCCGGGTGTCAACGTTCGCCATGGGTGCAAACAGACGGAACCCCGGCCGGTGGCCGGGGTTCCTGGGGTGGTGCGTTACTGCGCGGTGGTCGTCTGGCAGGCCGCGATGTACGGCGGGCCACCGCCGGGACTGGACGAGTGCACGTGGTCGATGACCGGCGGGTTGTTGCCGTCGGTGATCGAGCAGTACCCGTCTTTGCTGCCCGCCTTTTCCAGCTCGAAGTGCAGGCTGATGGTCAGTTTGTTCTTGGCCGGGTAGGAGACGCTGTGCTTCCAGCCGCCCGCGGCGACCGGGATGTGCGGCGGATAGACCCCGCCGTCGTATTTGCCGCCGGTGATGCTGAGGTACACGTCGTAAGGACCAAACCGAGACTCAACGAACGTCTGCAGGATGAAACAGCGCTGGTTCGGGTCCGTGAACTCAATGTCGGGGCACGTTGGCGCCTTATTCGGGTTCTGCGGGCCGGGCTGGCCGCCGTCGACCGGCGGCGGGAAGTCCCGGGGCCCTTCGGCTACGGGCGGCTCGGCGGGGCAGGCCAGCAGGAACGGAACCAGGACCGCGGCCAGCCCGATCGGCCACGCGCGCCGCACTACAGGACCGCCCGGACAGCCTCGATCGCCCCGTATCCGGCGGCGAGGAGGGTGCCGAGGGCACCGAACACGATGAGGCCACAGATGCCGCCGCCGCTGCTCCCGCTCCTCTTGTGCGCCGGGCGGCTGCCCCGGCCGTATCCGTCGCGGTTGCCGCCGCCCCGGCGGTGATCGCCCTTGTTGCCCATGTGGGCCTCCTTCGTGGTGGGTGAGGCTTCACCCTATCACACTGTCACATGGTGTGACAACTCAATGTCGCTGGCCGGGGCAGATGTCTGATGGGTTTCGCTTCTGGCTCGGCCCCGGCCAGCAGTTTTGGGGCCCGCCGCCGCGGCTCACCCTGGGGTTTCACGGAAACTCCGGCGACGGCGGGCAGTTCAGGACCGGCCGGGGCGGTCGGTCATGGGATCTCGTTCGCTCGATGGCCCCGGCCGGTGGTCTACGGGAGGAGCGGCGGGTTTTCCAGCAGGTCCGGGTCGGCAAGCACGTGCAGGCGCCGGGCCTCGATCCAGAATGCCTTCAAAATCTCTTTCGACGCATAGCGCATGGCGTCGGTGTGCCGGTGGCCGAGGGTCCACGCCTCCAGCCCGGCCGCGTCGCGCAGCTCCGGCGCGGTGGCCGCGCGGCGGCGGTCATAGGCAACCCGGAACGGCGAGCACCGGCAGTCGTCGGTATGCTGAGGCGGGGCGGCGGCCGAAGTGCTCGCTTCATCCGCTTGAGTTTCGCCGCCGCCCTTGCACGCCCTGTCCAACTGCTTCAGGCAGGACTCGGCGCAGAGGTACGCCCTTGTCTTGGCATTGGTCGACCAGTTGGACTTCACGCCCTTCTGCCGCTTCACGGCCTTGCCATCGGCGACGTGCAGCCCCGAGTAGGCCCAGAGCGCGCTCACCGTGCGCGGCGCGTCGGTGTCGAATCTCCAGTACGGGTCACCGATCGCGGCCAGCAGCCTGCCAGCCTGTTTCATGCCGAGTCCGCGCTGCGCCTTCACCCACGCCCCCATCGGGTGCGCAGCCATGGCCTTCTCCAAGCCTTTCACCGCATCGGCCTCGATGGTCTTGAGGGCGTCGAAGATCGACAGGAAGCGGACGGCGGCCGGGTGGTCGGGGGCCATGCCCGCCGACCGCACCACCTCGTCCTTATCCGGCTTCCACGGCTTGCCGTCGGGGGTGAAGCCGGTCAGGGCGCCGTAGCGGGCGGCGTTGGCCATGCGGACGCGTTCGAGGTCGTCGAGCACGTCGGCGGCCAGTTGGACGGCGGTCGGGTCGAGCAGATCGCGGTGCATTGGGTCTCCTGTGGTGGTGGGCCCCGCCCGGGGCGCCGCAATTTTGGGTGACGGTGGTCCATCGGCCCCGGGCGGGGAGCTGGTCAGCAGGGCGCGGGCATTTCGGGTAACGGTCGACTGTCGGCCCCGCTGGGTCTGGAGTTGAGCCCCGCCCGGGGCGCATCGGACTCGGTCACCGACAGTCACTCGGCCCCGGGCAGGGAGCTGAACCGGCAGGGCGTTGAGGGCACGGGCATCGAAAACCCCGAGGCTCTGCCGGTCGTCTGTAGATTTGTGGCCCGCCCAGGGCGCTCGCATGACGGCATCGATACGGTAGCGGCCCTGAGCAGGCGGTCCTGCACGGACGTTCAACGGGCTTCGTTGCGGCGAAGGTGCAGGAGTTGCGCCCCCACCGGGGCGGCACCACTACGGGCATCACGCCACTATCGGCTCCGGCGGGGAGTTCGCGCCGCCCGGCGGCAGCATCACGGGTACGGTCGGCATCAGCGGCCGGGCGGCAAATCTGGGAGCGCAGCCCCGGGCGGATCTTCCCCGGGTATCGCGGACAGAACGGCCCGGGGCTGCGCAGTGCGGGGGGTGGCGGCGCGGCGGTTGCCGATCGGGTCTCGCAATCTCTTTGGCCACGCCGCCACCTGGTCTAGGCCCGATCCATCAGCTGCTTGAGCACAGCCTCCGGCAGATGTTCTACCGTGTCCGCGCCGTGCTGGCGCAGCACCTCGGCGATCTCGTCATACCGGGCGGCGACAGCCATGTTCCGGGCGGCCTGGCCGCGGGCGAACGCCGCCGCCGCGATCAGGTCGGCGGCGGTGGCGTCGCCGAGGCGCAGCCGGTGCTCACCGGTCCAGATCGTGTCCCGCAGGAACCGCTCACGCTCGGCGGCGAACATGTCGCGCATCCTGGCCCGTTTCGCGCTCACCGGCGCAGCCACCGCACGGCGCGTTCCCTGCGCGGCGAGCTTCGCCTGCGCGCTCCGGCCGTGGATGTACGGATTCACGGTGCGGTTTTTGCTGAAGTAGGTACGGACTGCGGCGCGCAGGAACGACAGCATATGCGCCTCCAGCACCTCGGCCGGGGCGGACTGGCGGACCTTGACGGCGATGTCGGCGACGTCGGTGAGACCGGCGCTCACGGCCTGGTCGATGTAGGTGCGCAGGTCGGGCATGTCGTCGGACACGGGCACTCCTTTCGATGGTGGGACGCCGGGGCGGAAGGCTTCAGGGCTTCCCTGGCTTTTGGGCCCCGGCGGGCTTTGGGGTCGGCCGGGCGCCATTGCGCTGGTTACTCGGCTCTTCAACGGCCCGGCCGACTTCACAACCCTGCACTATCGTCACACCCCGTGTCAAGTTACCGGGGCTGCAGCGTGCCGTCCTTGCGCGCGATCTTCGGCGTGAGCAGCCGGACCACCGGCGACATGGCGGCGTCCACGATGTCGTCATGGGGAACGAGCGGCCACGCCAGCATTTGATCTTCAAGTGCCGGAATGACCCTGGAGAACGTCACCCGGTTGCGTTGTTGCAGGTCGAGGGCGCGGGCGAACTTGACCTCCTTGCCCTCCGAGGTGCCATAGGTGATCACCCGGATGGGGAAGTTGTCGAACACCTCGGTCCACAGGTCACCGCCCTGGTTGTTCTCGATCACCAGGGCCTTGACCTGCGGATAGTCCTGTAGCACCGTCAGCACGTGATCGCGCAGCCGCTTGCCGGTCAGTTTCACGCCCTGCGCCATCTCAATGTGCACCCGGGACAGCCTGGTCGCCGTGCCCTTGTCGAGGGCCTCCCGGGCCTCACGCCTGGTCAGGCGGCCGAACCGGATCCGGCCCTTGCCGTCGACGCCATCGGTCAGTTCCTCGCGCTTCCAGAGCGCCAGTTCCGCCGCGGTAACCTTCGATGCGTTCGCGACCGCCGGGGCATATCCGACCACGGCGATACCGCAGTCATCCGATCGGGTTTTCATGGTTACCGGCGGGTCGAGGAAAATGAACCATTTGGTAATGTTCGCCGGAGTGCCGTACATGAAGTCATCGGCACCCCAGTATTTGCCTTCACGACCCTTCGGGTCATTGTCGTAGTTCAATTTGTACGAGCGGGTGTGCTCGATCGATTCGAGGTATTCCAGGGACCATTTCGCGGGCCACACACTGCGCCGGGTGCCGTCGCGCCGGGTCACGATCGCCCTCGTGTGATACGTCTTGATCTTCTGCTCGTCGACCCACGGTTCGACGTCCTCACCCTTGGAGTGCCGGACCAGCTCATGCACGATGCTGCCCGGCATTGTAACCGTGCCGACGAGAACGACGCGCGCCAATTCGTTGAGTGGCAGAATGGCGTTTTCGATGGTGCTGAGCCGCTTCTCCCGCTGGAACGGCGAATACGTCGCCTCCGGCGGCTCGCAGTCGTCGAAGATCAGCAGGTCGGGCCGCTCGGCACCCATCTTCATGCCCAGCGACGTCGAGTCGATACCTTTCGCCACGAACGTGAAGCCGCTGCGCGAGTGCAGCATATTTTGATTGTCGGCGACGGTCCGGCCGGTGTGCCGCCGGGCCGGGTTGCACAGGCCCGGGTAGTCGTTGCGGAGCAGCACATTGTCGGCGTGCTCGGCCTTGAACGTCGACAGGTGCAGCTCCGCCATCGAGCCCGAGTCGGCGAACGCCGCCGCGAACTTCGCATGGCCGTGCGCCCCCGCCCACATCGGCAAAATCAAAAACCACCAGGTGGACTTCCCGCACGACCGGGGCGCGACGAATGCTTTCCGGTCTTCACGCTGGCCGCGGGACGGGCCGATCCACCGCCGGGCGGCCCGGACCCACAGGAAGTGGGCGTCGGCGAAGGAGATGTCACCTTCGTTGTTTTTGAGGTGTTTGCGCATGTAGGTGAGCGCGAACAGCATCGGGTCGTACTTCGTCAGCACCCGGCGGCCCTCGGCGGAGCCGAGCAGCCGCGGATCGAACTGCGACAGGTACAAGTCGAGGTCGAACGTTTCCGGGTTGGCGTCGGGGCTGTACGGGTCGATGGTGACGCCCGCCAGGGCGGCCATCGCCAGGGCCCGCTGGCGGCGCCGCTCGGGTGTGACGGCCTCGTCCGGCGGGATGGCGGTCGTGGGGCCGTCGGCGACGGTGGCGCCACCGGCGAGGGTGGTCACGGCCTACAGCTCCGGGTCGTCGCTGGCGGTGGCGATGATGTCGGCCTCGGAGGCGGCAGCGCGGGCGGCGGCCTCGTTGACCATCTCCTGTAGCTCCATCTCCTCCTGGGTGAGCTGCGTCAGCTGCACGTCGACCTTGACGGGCATGTTGAGGCCCATCAGTTTCGAGCGGGCGCCGACGAGCGACTCGACGGTGCGCAGCGCCTCCAGGGCGGTCCGGGTCGCCCGGAAACTGGCCTTCACCTTGTCGTACTGCTTCCACGCCTCGGCGGCGGCCGCTTCCAGCTCGATCGCGGCCTCGGCGCGCAGTACGGGGGTGTTGACGACGCCGGAGCGCTTGTCGACGTCTTCGCGAGTCCACCGGCGGACGGTCTCGATGGACAGGCCGAAGCGTTCGCCGATTTCGCGCAGCGGCGCGTGCGGGTGGCTGACGGTGTAGGCGATGACCTCTTTGACCAGGGATTCGTCGTAGGACCGGGGGCCGAATCGCTTATGGCCGCGGGTCCGGCCGCGGCCGTCCTCGTGGTCGTCGTCCTGAATGCGGGGGCCGGTCCAGCCGTCGCTGTGCGAGTATCCGGCGCCCGGGTAGTGCCGCCGGACGACGATCTCGCCTTCGAGGGCCTGGCCGTCGTCGTAGTCTGGTGCGTCGCCCATCTCGGACCCTTCCGTGCTGCCGTCGCGGCTGGTGGGCCCGCATCACGCAGAAGCCCGCCACCTTGAAGGTTAGCGGGCTTCGAACATGTGATCTAGTGGTGAGCAGCGACGCGGGATGTATGGGAAACGGGGACCCTTCGGTCACGCTCGCTGGCCATCATAGCGGGTCGTCGGGGTCAAGACGCATCTCGGCCCGGCTGGCCTGCCAGGCGGCGAAGTGGCTGGCGATGTTCGCCCAGAGGCTCATCATGGCCACCCAGAGCACCGAGTCGCGCCACCAGAGCAGCGTCGGCATAATCGCCAGCATCCAGGCCGCGGTCAGCACCAGGTGGACGCGCGCCCAGTTCCGGGGACGCGTCAGGGCGGCCACGAGGGCCGCCCTGGGCGTGGTCACGAACTACTTCCGGCCGGTGTTGCGGGTGTCGCGGGTGTCGTCCTTGCTGGCCTGCTCGGCGAGCTTGGCGTCGGCGGCCGCGCGAACGCTGGTCGCCGTCGCCGACTGGCCGTCCTTGGTGGCCTCGGCGGACGCTTCGCGCTCCGCGGCGCGCAGCGCGTTGGTGCGGGCGTTCTGCTTGATCGCGCCCTCGTACATCCCGGGGCCTGCGGCCTCCTCGTCGTCGCCCTCCAGTTCCTTGCCCTGGCTGGCGGCGAGGAAGCGGTAGAACGACTGCAGCGGGTACTTCCAGGCCCGGCCGGTCTTGTCGTTGCCGTCGCGGACAACGACCTGACCGGCGTCGATGTCGGTCGCGATGTAGTCGTTGGGGCCCTCGCCGTACTCCAGGATCGGGACCGCCACCGGCGCAGCCTCGACCTCACCGTCGTTGTCGGCGTCGGGGAGCTGGACGTGGGCGGTGACGTGCTTCGTCCACTGCTCGAACAGGGCCGGGCCGAAGGCCAGGTCCAGGCTGTTGGCCGTCGGGGCCTGCAGCGCGTGGGCCGGGTCGGCCTGCTCGTTGGCCGCGTACTCGCGGCCCTTGCCGGTGTCGGCCACTGGGGCCTCCTTCATGATCGTCTCTGGCCAAAGAGAAACGCCCACCGGATACCCGGTGGGCGTCTCCCTGAAACGGCACGACAAATCTTGAAGGGGTTCAGCGTTTTCTGCGGTCGTACCGTAGATCTGTCACGCCTGTTCGCGGGCCTCCTGGCGGCCTTCGCGCCGCTCCCGGCGCCGGATGCCGCGCTTCACCTTCGAGGTGGCGCCCGGCCGCTGGTAGCGGGTGAGCAGCCGCCGCCAGCCGGTGGTCACGTCCTGCTCGTCGCCGTTGATCGCCTTGCGCTTCACAGCCACCCCGATTTCCCGGCGATGAGCAGCGCCGCCGACACCACGGGGATGGCCAGAATCGGAATCCACCAGGCGGACTCCATGACGCTCCGGATGCTGTTGCGGGTCTCGCCCTCGGGCAGCTTCCGCTTGGCGTGGTGGGCGGCCAGCAGGGTCGCGAACACCACCCCGGCCAGCAGGCCGCCGATGATCTTCAGTGCTTCCATGATCCTCCTTGCAATGGTGGAGCTGCACGGGCGGGAGTCGAACCCGCGTACGGAGCGGCGCGCACCACCCCCGGGCCGAATGGGCCCTGCCGACTGCCGTCATCGGCGTACCGCGCATTGCGGGGCCCCGGCCCGCTGTACTGATGGTGCCGACGGCAGTCGGCCGGGAACCCCTTTCGCCAGCATCGCTGCGCCGCAGCGGATTTGCACCGTCACCCCGTCTTGGTGGCCACCGCCACGGGGTCTCTTTGTCCGGAGTCCAACCGGTCGATGCTGACTTGCCCGTACCCGGTGGCCACCGGGCCGGTACCGTGCCCCTGGCCGGAATCGAACCGACCTCCCCGCTTTGTAGGCGGTGCCTGACCCTCGTCGGCGTCAGGGGCTTCCCGGGCTGCGCATTGCTGGCGAGGCACGCAGTGGCCGGGTTGCACGGGAGCCCAGCTAGGTCGCCACCCGCTAGGACGATCCGTACCGCAGGAGGACGGGGATTCGAACCCCGGCTACCCGCTTTGGAGACGGGTGCTCTGGCCGCTGAGCTATCCTCCTAGGCGCCGCCCGGTCCGGACCGGGCGGCTTGTGCGGGGCCGAACTGCCGAGGCGTACCCGGCCAGCAGATCCTGCACCGCAAGCGGGTGAGGTGTGATCCCCTGCGCCCATCCGGTCGTACGCCCGGATCACGTCCCGCTCCCCCGGCGTAACCCGCCGGATGGTCACCCAGCCGCCCCTGTCGGCAGGCTGGGCAATGTCTCGCAGTGTCCGGGTCCGATCAGGGCAGGTCCCGCCGGTCGTACACTGCGCATTTGGGCAGCCGACTACGTGCGGCTCCGCAACGGACCGCGGCCGGTAACGCCGCGGATCGAGGATCACCAGGGACTCGAACCCTGAACTGACCGGTTAAGAGCCGGTTCCTCTGCCATTGAGGTAGTGATCCAATGTCCCGTGTGCGCGCCCGGACGGGACCAGCCGGGAGATGCCCCACCCTCCTGTCCGGAGGGTCAGTCGCGCGGTTGAACGTCTACTTCCCGGCCACCCACGGCACGCCGTCGCCGGTCATACCCTTGGCCGCGGGAACGACCCGGCTGCGCAGGGCGTTCGCGTCGGGCAGGCCGTGGCCGAGGGCGTCGGCCAGGATCATCATCGGGTAGGCCAGCAGCGCCAGCGCACCGAGCAGTGTCAGCAGCATGCTGACCTCCTTTCGCGTCCGTCAGGGGAATTGAACCCCTGTCACGCCCGCCAAAAGGGGCCGGGCGGCTCGCCGTGGCTCTACCGGACGTCATCTTCGTTTCCCGCCTTGCAGGGCGCCGTTGACGCGGCACAACCCCACTCCGTCGACGGGTGGATCGTCAAATCCTGAAGCGTGGATGACATGGGATTCGAACCCACCATCGGCTACTTTGCGTTTCGGCTCGGCCCACCACGCGGGCCGTGCGAGCTTGACGCGTTTCACCCTTCCCCTTTCGGGGCGCCAGGGCCAAGATGCCCCGCTCTCTCCATTGAGCTATCTCACCCGTACCCCGCCCGGGACTTGAACCCGGAACTTCCCGATTAAAAGTCGGGCACGCTGCCAGTTGCGTCAGCGGGGCACAACCGGGGTGACATCGTTTTCAGCCACCCCGGCCTCTAAACGGTGCACATCAGCGCGGGACCGTAGGGGTACGTGCCTCTGTCGGCCTCTGTGCGGTGGTGCATCGTCCCCGGTTACGACGGGGGCGAGGTGTTACCGGTTCTTGCCGGGCGGCGGGTTGGTGGTGGCGCCACGACTTCCGGCGCCGAAGGAGTCGCGGGCGATACGGTCCGCCCTGGCCCCCTCGGCCTTGTTGTCGACGCCGCGGTCAGCGCGGATGCGGCCCCCGCTGGAACCGCCCTCGGCCTTGCCGGAACTGTGGCCGGTCTCGCCGCGGTTCTTCGCCATAAGGTGCTCCCGTCTCGTGGTGGATGTTGCCGTAGCGGAGGCTGGATTCGAACCAGCGCATGCCGGGCTTATGAGGCCCGCGAGGATGACCGCTCCTCTACTCCGCTCCGTGGTGTTGCGATGTAGTTATCAAAGCGACATCCCCACACCGGGGGCCGGGCGCCGCTCGCGGGTGTAACCCCGATACTGCCTCGCCCGGACCCCCAGGGGGTCCACCTCCGAGGAGGTCTTGCGCAGCGGGTGCCGGAATTGAACCGGCCTCCCCGGATGGGGCTGGCTGTTACGCCGCGCCCCAGAGCCAGGTGCATCACCAGAGTTGCCAATCCGCCCGCCGGGGGTGCACCTCCCGGCGTTGCCGTGCCGCTCGGCGGAAGCCCGGACCCCACACCTTGCGGTGCTGGTCCCGCCATTGCCGTCCGCCTTGCAAGAAGAACACTAGCCTTCTGTCACGCCGCGTGTCAAGTCCGTTGCCGGATTTTCTTGTTTCCGCAGGTCAGCGACCTGGTAGTGGACCTTCGTAACGTCCTCCGGGGTGATCCGCCACAGCACCGCATGCGGCCGCTGCGGCTCCAGGTCCACCACCATGTGCAGCAGGCCGGGGTCTGTCGCATACCGCCGGTCCGTGATGCTCGGCGCCGCACCCCCGGCCAGGTGCGAATGCACCATCACATACGGCCGGTAACCGAGGCCCTCCAGCTCGTTGTACGCGTCGAGCAGCTCCTGCGGGTCGACCTCGTAGCGGTAGCGCTTGAAGTCGGCGACGTTCGTCAGCGGCGACCACTCGTCGACGGTGACGTTCGCCAGATATCCAGCGCCGAGGCGCACCGGCGCGTCGAGGGGGCCCGACAGGATGCCGACGCCCTCTTCGCCGTGCCGGGCGGCCCTGATCATGTGCTGCAGGGCCGCCTCGAACGCCGCCTTCCCCATGATCATGATCAGGTGGCCGTCGGCCGCGGGGTCGCCACAGGCTGCTGCATAACCGCGAACCAGGCGGCGGCCATCGCGTCATATCCGGCCTGCGACGGGTGCAGGGTGTCGCCGAGCAGCGGCGGCGGCACCGCGGCCTGCATGTCCGCCAGGGGCAGCCGGAACCGGGCGGCGATGCTGACCACGCGGGCGTTGAAGTCCTGCACCGCGGCTTCCTTGCCGGGGATCAGGGGGATCTTCGCCAGGACCAGGACGCTGCCCGCGGGCAAGTACAGCCGGGTCTGCATGACCAGCAGCTGCAGGTCCTCGGCCGCCTGCTCCGGGGTGTCGCCGTTGTTGATGTCGTTGGTTCCGGCCATGAGCAGCACCACCTGGGGTGCGGTGGCCTGGACCCAGGCGGCCGCGTACGGCGTCATCCGGTCCGCGGGCCAGCCGCTGTGGCCCTCGTGGTGGTTGCCGAGGGTGTCGACGACGCTGCCGACGTACACGGCGGTCCGGCGGGCGTGGGCCAGTTCGGCGCGGAGCCGGGTGCGGTATCCGGCGCCGTTGCTGCCGGGGCCGTATCCGGCGGTGATGCTGTCGCCGATGCCGAGGACGGTGATGGGTGTGGGCGCGGCCAGTCGCACCGGGGCGGTGTAGCTCGCAGCCCCGAGGGTGAGGGCGGCGGCCCCGGCGAGCAGGGCCGCCACCACCTTGTTGATCATTCGTCCGCCTCCAGGGTGATCAGGGTCTCGGGGAGCACGGCCACGGCGCCGGTCTGGTCGACGTGGCACAGGACCGTGCCGTTGTAGACGGACATGGCCCGGCCGGTCAGCAGGTAAAACTCAAAGCCGTCGTCGTCGGCGACCTTCGGGGCGCCGGTCACGTCGATCCAGCCTTCGGGCGGGATGAACAGCAGGGAACGCCCGGGGAACCTGACGATCTGTTCGCCGACGAGTTCGGCCCGGAATCGGGCCTGCAGCGGGTGCGGGTTGGCGGGGCGCTTCTCGCCCCCGTCGACGGCGTCTTCGGCGTCCTCGTCGTCGCCGAGCCCGGCAAGGGGGTTGCCACCGTCGAGCGTGCCCGCGTCGAAGGCCTTCGCGGCCAGGGCCGCCTCGGCGACGGACGCAAGGACACCGGCAACGGCCAGGGCCGACTGCTGGCGGCCGGACAGTTCCGCTGCCGCCCGGATGCTGCCGCTGGCACTCATCGCGCCGGGAAGCTGCCGGTGGATGTCGGCGGCTTCCAGGGCCAGCGCGGCGGCGGTGTCGATGAGCCGGTCGATGTCAGTCACGGAGCAGCTCCACGTTCCGGTCGCGGTCGACGGGCCGCGACGGGAGGTCCGCGGCCGGGGGCTCCTCGTCGTCGCCGCGATCGGCGAAGGCGTCGAGCGCGACCCGGCGGGCCTGCTCGATGACGGTCAGGGCCGTAGAAACGGGATTGCCGTCGTGCTCGACGAGGAAGGCTGTCAGGCCGTTGCGGGAAAGCCCGGCGGCGAGCCGCTCGATCTCCTGCCCGTCGCGGCGCATCGCCCGGTACGTCTCGTTTTTGACCAGCGTGGCGTTGCCGACCATCTGGAGCGCGGCGAGCACGTCGAGCACCATCTGCTGGGAGGTCTGGTCAAGCGCGGCCCCGGCGGGCCAGCGGCCCGGCGCGAGCTGACGCACCAGCGCCAGGACGGCGCTGGCGGTCACGGTCTGTTCGTCGTCGTACTGGGGAAGCTGCTCGGTGTCGCGCGGAATGGCGGGGGTGGGGCGTGCCATGTCGTCCTGGGAGGGATGGTTGAGGTGTGGCATGTCGTCTCCTTTGTGGTGGGGTGTTTCGGCAGGGGAAGTCGGGGTCGTCACGGCCTGTGTGGTCGATGTGGCTGGTCAGGCGGGCTGGGATTCCACGGTCTGGAGCGGGCCGTAGCCGTAGCGCACGATACCGGTCTTGCCGCCCGCCAGGGTCTGACGGACCCGGAGAACCTCGGCGGCGGCGTCCCTGGAGTCGACCGGCCCGAGGTACCGGAAGCTGACCACCTGGGCGGGCATGACGTGCGTGCCACCCTCGACCTCGAACGACAGGTGCGGCTCCCACTTCGGCGGCGGCTGGATCGGCAGGCGCTGCGCGAACGCGATGTCGAGCCGGATGATCGCGGCGAAGTGGACCTCGGGCTTGAAGTTCTTCAGCATGTCGAGGTTGACGCTGCCGTCGTCGTTCGTCGGCGTGTTGAACACGACGCACATGATGTGCTCTTCGCCGTCGGCGGTGCTGAGCAGGATGGCGTACTCCTGGCCGCCCTGGAGCTGCGGGGCGGAGCGGAGGATCGGGACGTTCGGCACGCGGAAGTCCTTCCGGTGGTGGGGGCGGGTGTCGGTGCAGATCGGCCGGGTTCAGGTTTGTCGGGCTGGTCCGATGAGGCATGAGTCGTCGGCCTGGGTGGCTGCGGCACACATCGTCGCTGGGAAAGAAAGGGTGGGGTTCGTCGGGACGGCAATGGGTGCGTAATGGACTGTCGTCGATATGCGGCTTCGGCACGTATGGTCGGATCGCCCCCCGGAGTGTGGCAGGGAAGCGCCAGTATATGCAACCGCGGACCCTGGTGGTCTGTCCGGTATTCGGGGCGAGTTTCGTAGAATGTCCGAATTTCTCGAGCAGTGATCATCATCTATGTTCCGTGTTGACACGGGTCACCCCGGCGGGGCACCCTGCATCACGCGGCCATCGGCCGCGCCACCACAACCCCCATCACGGAGTGTGAAGCGTATGACGTCCCCCGCCAAGGTCGCCGCCGTCAAGGCTGCGGCCCCCAAAAAGACCGCCCCGGCCCCGCTCATCCCGGTGCAGGTGCCCCCCGCGGTGCTGCCACGGTCGGTGTTCGCGAAGCTCAAGCAGAAGGTGTACAGCCACCGCTACCGGGTGCGGCTGCACGTCGGGCACCTCGTCGGCGGCACCCCGACCAACGAGAAGGTCGCCGAGGGCTGGATCCGCACGAAGATGGGCCTGCCGACCGACGAACAGATCCAGGCTGCTGTCGAGGAGACAATGCGGGCCCGCGGCGTGACCGCGAAGGTCGCCGCCGAGGAGGTCGCCCGGGACCGGAACCTGTCCGGTTTCAAGCGCAACTTCGACACGCCGATGGCCCGGCTCGTGCAGCAGCAGGCGTCGACGGTCGGCGTCGAGGTCCTCAACCGGGACAACCGCCCCGAACACCGCGTGTTCACGCCCGAGGAGGCGGCGGCCACCTTCGGCGAGCTGTACATCGAGGGCCGCCAGATCAAGGCGATGCTCAAGGAAGGCACGAACATCGCCCTCGGCGCCGGTGCGGCCAACATGGGCGTCAAGGGCAAGGGCTGGGGCGAGACCCGCAAGGGCATCCAGGCCTACCTCGTCGAACACATGTTCGTCCCCGACGAGCAGGTGCTGCTCGGCGTCACCGACCCGTCCCGGGTCCAGCAGAGCTTCGTGCACACGTGGCGCGGCGCCGGGATCAAGCTGGAGGAGCACCTCGACGAGGCCATCGTCGAGTTCGAGGTGCACTGCGACGTCGACTTCGAGGCTGCCGACAAGGACTTCTGGGGCAAGGTCATGGTCCGGTGCGAAATGAACGGTCTGGGCTCCAGCCGGTCGCAGGGCTTCGGCACGTTCTCGACGGTCCGGTTCGAGAAGTGGACCGGCAAGGCCTGGAAGTCGATCGCCGACATCGACGACATCGACCCGATCCCCGCGGCCGCGTAGGCTGGCCCTTGCAGGAACCACACCGCCCCCGGCACTTCCGGCCGGGGGCGGTGCTTTTTCGTTTCAGCGCCGTTCCAGCAGCTCTTCCGGCGGCGGCCCGTAGGCGAGCGGCCAATAGCCGATGAGGTTGGAGCACAGGGCGCCGGTTTCGAGTTCGGCGCGCAACGTCATCACGTTGTTGCCGGGGCGGCTGCCGGAACGGGGGCGGCCGAAGTGGGCATCGAGCCAGCCGGGTTCGCCGTATGTCGGCTTCGTCTTCGGCTCGTAGAAGCCGACGACGAGGCCGCTGCCGGGGCACCGGTCGCCGGGCCGCAGCCACACCGAGGCAACCATGGTGCCGTGTTCGTCGACGTTGTGCCGGGCGAGGGTGCCATTGCGGGTCTCCCGGACATCCCGGTGGCAGGCGGGGCACACGTACTCGTCTCGCATCGGGGTCGGGTCGTCGACGACGCCGGGCGGAAGGGGCCGGGTGCCGCGCAGGCGGCGCAGGTTCGCGGCGCGGCCCTGGGTGGTCACAGCGCCCGCCGGAGGGCGCGGATGTCGACGTCGTAGCCGTGCTGGGCGGCGACCTCGACGAGCCGGGCGCGGACCTCGGCGCGGGCCTCCCGCACGGCTCGGCCGCCGAGCAGCTCGGCCCGCACGGTGGCGATCCGCACCGCCTCCAGCTTCGACGGGCGGCCCCGCCCGCCGCGGATCGAATACCCGGCCCGGCGGGCCGCGTCGAGGACCGCGGCACCGGAGGCCGGTGGGTTCATGAGTTCACCGATAACGTGGGACGGCAGGCGGTAGCTGTTGAGGCGTTCAAGCTGCTCGTAGTCGTCGGCGGTCCAGATGTAGCGCTTCCCGGCGCGTGAGCCGGTCATCGTGTCCTCCTTGCGTGTGTGGCGGGGGCAAGGCCGAGGCCCCCGGCGCGGGAGGGTGCGCCGGGGGCCTCGGGGTTTTTCGGGTGGTGGCTAGCGGATCGTGAACTCCGACGGAACCGGCCACTCCCGCGGCGGCTGCAGCCGGGTCACCTGGCGGTTGTCCCGCCAAATGTTCCACGCGTGCAGGGTCAGCAGGAACGCCTCGGCGGGCTTCGGCCGGTACACGTCGGTGCGCAGCAGCCGGTCGCGGAGCGCCTTCGCCGGGTGACCGTCGTCAAGCCGCTTGCCCTGCACCACGTTCTCGATGATGAACAGGTCGGCCGCCTCCGGGTCCTTGCGGGCGCACAGCGCCCACGCCATGGCCAGGCGTGAGGACGGCGCCGCGAACTTCAGCCCGACGCCGGTCGCGGCGTACACGACCTTCATCGATGCGCGGATCTCCTCGGCGTGCTCCGTCAGGTAGGCGCGCAGTTCCGGCTTCGTGGTGAGACCGACGGCGGTACCGCCGGAGTTGAGTCCGACGATGATGTCGCGCTCCCACAGCAGCAGCGCACGGGTGACAGCCGCGATGTGGTTCTCGTTCGACCAGCCCTCCAGGCGCAGCGTGTCACCGAACGACCGGGACTTCCCGGTGTCGATGGTCTCCTGCGCGTCGTCGGGGAGGTCTCGGACTACGATGCACAACT